GCCATCAACCCCAAGTACGGCCAGAAGTACTCGGTGCGGATGTACTGCGGCGTGATCATCACAACGAACCACCTCGCCTCGGGCATCTACATCCCTCCGGACGACCGCCGATACGACGTCATTGAAGCCGCCACCATGGACGAGATGGGGCTGCGCGACGAGAACGTCCGTCGGGAGTACTTCTCCGACCTGTGGGATTGGTTCCTGTCGGGTGGTGCGTCCCATGTGGCCGCGTATCTGCACGAACACGACCTGTCCAAGTTCAGCGCCAGCAACGGCCAACGCAAGACCGATGCGCACAAAACCGTGATTGCCGGAGGCATGTCCGGAGACAGCTGGCTGGACGACATCCTCGACGAACTTGGCAACCCAACAGGTGTGCGCGGAGACTGGATTGTCACTCGTGCCGTCGCGATGGGTGAGAAAGACGCCGATGTGAAGCGCAAGCTCAGCAACGCCATTGGGCGCGTGGGCTACACGATGTTCAAGAACCCGCTCATAAAGGATGGCCGATGGAAGATCGACGGCAAGAAGGTGACGGTGTACGTGAAGGCCGGTACGCCGCCGAGCTACAACCCGCTGGTCGAGCTGGACAAGGAGCCGTTCTGATGGAAGCGAAACCATGCCCATTCTGCGGAGAGAGTTCCGGTGTTTCAATAACTGACAACGACTCTTTCCGCTGGCGGACAGCGGTGTGCAATGCTTGCGGAGCTTCCGCTCCAGAGGTTCGCAGACAAACACTCGGCGAAGGAACCAACGAGGAATGGGAATCCGATGCACGCAAACGAGCCGTTGAAGAATGGAATTCCCGCAAGCCGCAGCTGCGATTACTTGGATACGTGCGCAGGGAAGTGTTAGATCTTTGCAGGCACAACGAAAACACGGCGTCCCTTACGGTTGTCCCAGTTGCGCCGAAAACAGGCCGCTGGGTGGCGCTGTACGTTGAAGGAGAAGCGGAATGAAGAGCGTGGTGGTGCTGCACGACGGCAAGAATATCGTGACGGAGCCGGTGGTGGATGTTTTGCGACACGGACAACCCTTCGTGGACCAACCAATCCGTGTGACGCTGCGCGTCAAGCCCTTCGACAAAGCGTTCGCGCTGGCTGTGGGGCGAACTTTGCGGGACATCGAATATGTTTCCCACTACGAGCGGGTGCTGCTGCGGTGGGTGAAGAAAGGAGAAAAGTGAAATGCTGAGCTACATGCAACTGTGTGAGATCGTGGACCAAGGTGTGATCGCTCCTGTGGAGCACGACGCGATCAATGCCTCGTCCATCGACATCCACCTCGGCGACGAGATTGTGGTGGAGAGCGGTGTTGGCGGACTCGTCGATCCGCATCTGCGCACCAACTTCCCCCAGCGCAAGCTGTCTTTGCGAGAGCTCGGAGGGCATTACGACCTAGCACCTGGAGAGTTCGTGCTGGCGCATTCGGTGGAAGTGTTCAATCTTCCTCGCAACATCTCGGCCGAGTTCCGACTGAAGAGCTCTGGGGCGCGGTCGGGGCTGAACAATCTGTTCGCTTGTCACTGCGACGCAGGGTGGCACGGCAGCACGCTCACGTTGGAGCTTCACAACGTGCTGCGCTTCACAAAGCTGCGCCTCACGGCCGGAATGCGCATCGGGCAGATGCTGTTCCATGAACATAAATGGGTTCCTGTGGACCGCAGCTACGCCGCTCGTGGCCGCTACAACAACGACCGCTCCGTGCAAGAGGTGAAGGAATGAACGCCGAGTGCTTGCTGGCGCTCGCCGCCATTGGGATTGTCGCTTGGGTCGTCGTTCGCATTCTGTTGGATTGTCGGGAAGACGATCGACGAACAGAAGAAGATGGACTGCAGAACTGCGAAAGCGGATTGACGCAAGCCTGTCTGCAATGCAGGAACTGCGGAAGTCGGGCGAAGTTCGACGAGGAATCTGGGTGAAGTGGCACGCCATCGACTGGCCGTGTGACTGGCCGTGTGAAATTTAACACGCCCACTGGCCGTGTGCGGCCTTGTTACACTTACTCCTTGCTACTAAATAAATTAAGTTTTAAGAGAAAAGTAATTTAGAGGGCGAGAGAAGGTACAACACGCCCGCACACGGCCACCCCAGCATTTCGCGTGCTTTCGACAGGAATTTATTTTTATTTACGTAATTATATCCGTTTTAACACGGCCAACTCGGCCACACAGATTTTCAAAAATATTGCTGTGGTGCTTTCCATAGACGACTTTTCCAGGCATAATTGCGGCAAGTGTTATTTTAGAGTTGCTCAACATAAACATGCCCGACGAACAGAAACCGAAGCTGAAAGGCGCTGGTGGTCCTGGACGTGGTGGCGGTCGCAAACCTGGATCTGTCAATCGACTTGCCAAAGACGCGATCGTCGCTGCGAAGGCCACTGGCGTGCTTCCACATGAGTGGTTGCTGAGTGTTGCTCGTGGTGAGCCGATCGCCCACAAACGCTGGGACATCAAACGCGACGAGAACGGCAAAGAGATCAGTCGTGAGTTGGTCGACGAAGTGATCTACCCAGACTTCCCTGTGCGAATGGACGCTGCCAAGTCCGCTGCGCCGTTCTACGCTCCACGCTTGGCAACGCAGACTGTGTCCGTGCAAGGCGGCAACGAGGCTGTTGCTGAAGCACTGAAGATGATGGCTCAACGATTGCCCGTATGAACATTATGGCGGAACAACAACACATGACCCCTGCCTACGAGCAGGATCTGGCACGTTGGTACCCGCTGAAAGAGCACGACATTCAGACTGCTCTCGTAAACGACGCCGTGCGCTTCAAGGTTGTCCCAGCAGGACGCCGCTCCGGCAAGACCGAGCGAGCAAAGCGGTTCGTGGTGCGAGAGGCGATGCGCGAAGTTGGTTCATACTTCGTTGCCGCTCCGACCCGCGACCAAGTGAAGCGCATCTACTGGAACGATCTGAAGCGCCTAGCATTCACCAGCATTCTGCCAGAGAAGCCCAGCGAGTCTGACCTGATCATTCGTTTCCCCAACGGCAGCACCATCTCGCTCATCGGTCTGGACCAACCCCAGCGGATGGAGGGTGTGTTCTGGACTGGTGGCATCATTGACGAGATTGCCGACACTCGTGAGACCGCTTGGAACGAGAACATCTCGCCAGCCTTGGACACCTTCAACCCGACTCGCCCAGACTTCAAGGCGTGGTGCTGGTTGATCGGGGTGCCCGACGGTCTGAATCATTACTACGACATGGCCGAGTACGCTCGGACGAGCGGCGATCCAGACTGGAAGCTGTACAGCTGGAAGAGCGCCGACATCCTGCCGGCAGAGACAATCGAGTCGGCCAAGCGCCGCATGTCGGCACGCCAGTTCCGTCAAGAGTACGAGGCGTCGTTCGAGACCGCAAGTGGCCGAGTGTACGAGGACTACGACACGGTTCTGAACACGACCAACGAGACGCTGCAGCCGCACGAACAGATCATGTGGCACCACGACTTCAACTTCACCCCGATGTCGTCGGCCATCGGCGTCAAGCGCAACAACGGCAAGGATTTCTACATCCTCGACGAGATTGTGCTGACGTCGGCCGTGGCTCGCCAGTCGGCCATCGAGTTCGTTGAGAAGTTCAAGAACCACCAGAACCGCTCTGTGATCGTGTACGGCGACCCAGCAGGTCGAGCCGGTGAGAAGCACGGCCACGCATCGGACTACACCGAGATGGAGACCGTTCTGCGAGCCAACAACTGGAAGGTCGAGCGCAGGGTGAAGAACGCCGCACCCGCCATCCGTGACCGCCAGAACGCCGTGCGCGCCAAGATCTGCAACGCCGCTGGCGAACGCTCGCTGTTCGTCAATCCCAACACCGCGCCATACACCCACAAGGGTTTGGCAACTGTCCAGATCAAGAAGGGTTCGACCTTCATCGAGGAAGACAGCGACTACCAACACATCACGACTGCCATTGGCTATTGTGTTGACTACGAGTGGCCGATCCGCGCAGAGCGGAAGCTGCCCGACGCTACACCGCTGGCGTCCATCAACCACTACAAGAGGATGTAACCAATGGCACTCACCAAAGAGCAACGACTGCACAACGTCCATCTGGAAGCGGTCACCGAGTTCGACAAGATCCAGACGGCAATGCGCGACGAGCGCCTTCAGTGTCTGCAGGATCGCCGCTTCTACAGCGTTGCTGGTTCCCAGTGGGAAGGCCCACTTGGCGTGCAGTTCGAGAACAAGCCTCGTCTGGAGGTGAACAAGATTCACTTGTCGGTCATCCGCATCATCAACGAGTACCGCAACAACCGCATCACTGTCAACTTCGTCAGCAAGGAAGGCGCAGAGTACGACGAGCTGGCCGACACCTGCGCCAGTCTGTACCGCGCCGACGAACAGGACTCGGTCGCCGAGGAAGCGTACGACAATGCATTCGAAGAGGCCGTTGGTGGCGGGTTCGGTGCTTGGCGCTTGCGCACCGTCTATGAAGACGAGGAAGACGACGACAACGAACAGCAACGCATCCGCATCGAGCCGATCTTCGACGCCGACAGCTCGGTGTTCTTCGACTTGAACGCAAAGCGCCAAGACAAGGCAGACGCCAAATTCGCCTTCGTGCTTTCGTCCGTCACGTACGACGCGTTCAAGGAAGAGTGGGGCGAGGATCCGGCCTCGTTGGCCAAGCAGATCCACCAGCGCATGTTCGACTGGCTCACGCCGGATGTGGTGTTCGTTGCCGAGTACTACAAGGTCGAGATGAAGTCGGAGACGCTGCACGTATACCGCAATGCGCTGGGTGAAGAGCAGAAGTACCGCGACAGCGACTTCGAGAACGACGAGGAGTTGGAAGCACGACTCGACGCAACCGGTTTCCGCGAAGTTCGCCAGAAGAAGCTGAAGCGTCGTCGCGTGCACAAGTACATCATCTGCGGCAACCGCGTGCTTGAAGACTGCGGCTACATCGCTGGCAAGAACATCCCGATCGTCCCTGTGTATGGCAAGCGTTGGTTCGTCGACAACGTCGAGCGCTGCATGGGCCACGTCCGTCTGGCCAAGGATCCGCAGCGTCTGAAGAACATGCAGTTGTCCAAGCTGGCCGAGTACGCCGCTGTGTCGTCGATCGAGAAGCCGATCTTCACTCCAGAGCAGATCGCTGGCCACCAGCTGATGTGGGCAGAGGACAACCTCAAGAACTACCCGTACCTGCTGATCAACCAGCTGACCGACCCGAACGGCAACCCTGCGATCGTTGGTCCCAACGCCTACACCAAGGCACCCGATCTGCCACCGGCCATGGCCGCTCTGCTCCAGATCACCGAGCAGGACATGCAGGATCTGCTGGGCAACCAGCAAGCCGGTGAACAGCTGCAGCCGAACATCTCTGGCAAAGCCATCGAGCTGATTCAGAACAAGCTCGACATGCAGACCTTCATCTACATGTCCAACATGGCCAAGGCCGTCAAGCGCAGCGGCGAGATCTGGCTCAGCATGGCCAAGGACATCTTCATCGAAGAAGGTCGCAAGATGAAGGGCATCAACAACGGTGGCGAGGTCGAGTCGATCGAACTGCTTAAGCCTCGTGTCGACGAGAGCGGTGCTGTTGAGCACGAGAACGATCTGTCCGAGGCCAGCTTCGACGTGGCTGTGGACGTTGGTCCGTCTTCCGCCAGCAAGCGCCAAACCACGGTGCGTGCGCTTACCGGCATGATGCAGATCACTCAGGATCCTGAGACCCTGCAGGTGCTCGGTGCAATGGCCATGATGAACATGGAAGGCGAAGGCATCCAAGACGTCCGCGACTACTTCCGCAAAAAGCTCATCAAGATGGGCGTTGTGGAGCCGACCGACGAAGAGATGCAAGCCCTCGTCACAGAAATGCAGAATACGCCGCCAGACCCGAATGCCCAGTTCCTCAAGGCATCCGCAGATCAGGCGACAGCCGAAGCCGGTAAAGCACGCGCAAGCACGCTGCTCACCGTTGCCAAGGCGAAAGAGTCCGAAGCGAAGACGGTGGAAACGCTTGCGAACATTGACATGTCGCAGCGTGACCAGCTTCTTCGTCTCGTACAAGCTCTCGGTGAACAGCTGAACGCCAGCGGCGAGACGCCGCCAGCTGCACCTGGAGCCGCAATGGTGTCCACCCAGCCATCTCCTATTGGGTGAGTTTGAAATAGGGTCATTAACATGAACACAAAGGCAGAAGGAAACAACACGGAAGACGACGACAACACTATCGTTCTCGACAACGACAACGAGGGTGGTGCGACCAACGAAGAAGGCACCGGCAAAGGTGCTGACGACGAAGGCGAAGGCAACACCAACGAAGGCGAAGGCGAAGGTGAAGGCGACGACACCGTTGTAGTTTCCATTGGCGAGGAAGCGCCTCCCGCCGAAGACGAGCACGCAAATGCACCCGAATGGGTTCGTGAGCTGCGCAAAGCCAACCGCGAAGACAAGCGCCGCATCCGTGAGCTGGAAGAGAAGCTGAACGCCGCCAACCGAACCGAGACCAAGCCGGTTCAGCTGGGCAAGAAGCCGACTCTCGAGGAGCACGACTACGACGCCGAGAAATTCGAGGCTGCGCTGGAGAATTGGTACCAACAGAAGCGTGTCGTTGATGAACAGAACGCCAAGGCCGAGGCCGATGCAAAAGCTGCTCAAGACGCTTGGCAAGCGAAGCTCAACTCCTACAGCGAGGCCAAAACCAAGCTGAAGGTGAAGGACTTCGAAGACGCCGAAGATGTCGCAAAAGAGTTGCTTTCTGTAACACAACAAGGCATAATTCTGCAAGGTGCTGAGAATCCTGCGCTGGTGATTTATGCGCTAGGCAAGAACCCAGCAAAAGTGAAAGAGCTTGCCGCAATCAATGACCCTGTGAAATATGCTTTCGCGGTGGCCAAACTGGAGACACAATTGAAGGTTACCCAACGCAAAGCACCGCCACCCGAGCGCACCGTGTCCGGCACCGGACGAGTCGCAGGGACGGTGGACTCAACCCTCGAACGCTTGCGCGAAGAGGCCGCGAAGACTGGCGACTTCACCAAGGTCGTGCAGTACCGCAACCAACAGAAACGCAAGCAACAAGCCTGATTCTCAACATCCAATAGGAGTTTTCTACCATGTCCAATGCATTTTCCAAAGAAGAGCGCGTAGCCTTTGAGTTGCTGCTCGAAGGTTTCCAAGACGCACTCGTGCTGTCGAAGGCCGCTTCCATCTACAACACCGATCAGGTGACGATGGAACGCACGTCTGATGTGATCTGGCGTCCCCAGCCCTACATCAGCCAGTCGTTCGACGGCATGGACCAGTCCAGCAACTTCAAGGACTACACCCAGCTGTCCGTTCCCGCCACCATCGGCTACAGCAAGTCTGTGC